TCTATCTTCAATGTCGGTACTGTGCCTGCTGGAAAAAGTTCCGAGCTTCTTCTGGCAGATCAGATGACAAAGTTTGTAAAAACAAATCCTGAAATGGCTAGGCGTGTTTTTAGTCCAGATGAAATTCGTAACATGCGCCTTGCCGCTGAAGCAATCCGTGTTGTGAGCGCTCGCCCAATGAAGGACGCAGAGAAAGCCAGCAAGTTTTCAGAAATTGCCAACAAATACGGCCTCTCCGCTATTGCGTCTGTCGTCGGCGGCGCAGCATCCCATATCAGCGGTATGCCGCCCTTCCTTTCAGCACTGATTAGCGGTGCATCTGGTCTCGGTGGGCAATATATCTCCAGCGTTCAGCAGGCAGGCTCCCTTAGCAGGAAGATTGAGCGCGAACTCGCTGGCGCTCCCAAGGCGGCTCGAAAGTCACCCCCGACCTCTCTGGCACCGCCTACGCCGTCAACGCTTGGCACAACGGTTTTTCCGTCCGAGGCAGAGGGTCGCGAAGGCGGCTACGAACCGGGCAGGCCCGCTCGCGCTTCTGGGGGTCGCGTGAAGAACGCCCAAGCCGAAGCAGAAAGGTTTATCCGCTTGGCAGAAAGCCACAAAAAGCGGATAAATCAACAGACAGAACAAATCCTTGAGACGCCCGATGACCATGTGGCTCAGGCTCTTGAGGTTGCCAACCGTCACATCTGAGGTGTGAGAAATGACATCTTCCTACACTTCCAATAAGTCTTTGGAGAAGCCCGGAAACGGCGATTACGTCGATACATGGAACATCCCGGTCAACGCTGACATGGATGTTATCGACCAAGCGCTTGGTGGCGCGACAAATCTGAACGCCACGTCTGGCTCAGCTACTCTTTCGGCAACACAGTACCGCTCTCTGCTTATTGGCGTGACAGGGGCGATGTCGGCTTCTGTGGTCTACACAATCCCATCTGGCGTCGGTGGTCAGTGGATTGTCAGGAATGCAACGACCGACGCGACTGGCGGCCCTTGGACGGTCACGGTTGCGTCGGGCGGCGGCGGCTCAAGTGTTGCAATTGATCGCAACGTCAATGCGATCATCTTCTCTGACGGCACGAACATTCGCGTCGTTGACCCTGTTGTTGGCAACAACAGCATCACAAATGCCAAGCTCGCGACCGTAGCCACCCAGATTTTGAAGGGCCGTTCGACTGCTGGTGTTGGCAACGTAGAAGACCTGTCAATTACTCAGGTTCTCGATTTCCTGTCCTCAACTCAGGGCTCTATCCTTTATCGCGGCGCTTCGGCTTGGCTGGCACTGGCTCCGGGTGTGCTTGGCCAGCTTCTTTCGTCTGGCGGGCCTTCCGCAAACCCGGCGTGGGTCAGTAAATCCTTTGCCACGACATCGTACTCAAACCTTAAGATTGATGTCACATCCGATACTGCGGCTACAGTGACGGCGAATAGTCTTTCGCTCGTCTCTGGCGCAGACAGCGTGATCCTGAATAACTTTAGCGGCAGTATTGCCACCGGAACATCCGGCCTCAATGGTCTGGATAGCGGCTCTATTGCCAGCAACACATGGTACTCTGTTTGGGTTATCTCAAACGGATCGCTCTCCGGCTGTCTGCTTTCTACAAGCGCGACCGCGCCTGTCATGCCGTCTGGCTATACGTACAAGATGCGTGTTGGCTGGGTGCGCTATGTGGCAACAGGTCTTGCGCGCACAATTCAGCGCAATGACACGGCTCAGTACAAGATTGTCGCGGCGTCTCAGACGCCAAATTATCCGATTATTGCCTCTGGCGCCGCTGGCAGCGTTGACACGCCTACATGGGTTGCTGCTGATGTCACAGCCTATGTACCCACAAGCACTGCATCGCAGATCATCATGGGCCTTTCGTCAGCTTATAATGTTATGGTCAATCCAAATGATCTTGCTGGCGGGAGGACAAGCTCAACAAATCCGCCGTTTGCAAATTCAAACGGATACGGCGCTTACACCACCATTAACGTGCAGATGGGTCTGGAAAGCTCCAGCATTTATTGGGCGAGCAATTACTCAACCACAAACTGCATTGCCGCTCATGGTTGGGTCGATAATCTCTAACGCCGGTAATCTTTGACCGGCACATAGCACAAGCGGAAATGCTCTTCGCAGTAGTGCCGCTTGGTTGCCTCTTCCCCGCAATATAGCGTCGTACCGCTATTATCACGGGCCGTTTTAACAATATACCGACACATGGTTGAGGTCAGGCCAAGGATGTCCACCGGGCCAGCCTTCTGTGTCTCTTTGGGTTCGTTGAAAAGAAAAAGCTGCATGCCGTTGACCTCTATGTAGCTCGGAGCCTTCTTAGGCGGCGCGCTTGTCGTGACAGTTGCTTCTGGCTTTTTCTTATTATCGTTCCTGCGGACTTTTCCGCTGTTCTTCTTATCTCCATTGGGATCGCGAGCCTCAAGCTCGACACCTCGGCTTCTCATGCGATTGACGCGGCCAAGTATGGCCGAGCGTGTTGTGCCAAGGACTTCGGCAATTTCTTTGCCTGTTAATCCCTCGGCCCAAAGAGCTACGATAGCCTTGTCTCTGGTTTCTTTATCTGTGATATTAGTCATTGCCGGTTGCTTCTACCTTTGTTGGCAATTGGCACTCCGTATCTACGCGAAGACCACTTGCCTCGCTTGCAGCAATGCTTGCGAGGTATTTTTTGTGGGTACGGTAGCCATGAAGGCATGTGGTGTGGTCACGATTTCCAACAAAGCGACCGATGATAGGGAATGACAGGCCCATCATCCTAAGCTCGTACATGACCTCTTGCCTCGCTTTGACAAGCGCCCTGTCACGACTTGGCCCAGCTATCTGCTCTGGCGTGAAGCCGTGCTTTTCAGCAATGTCAAGAACCATCGCTTTGCACTTTGATGGCTTCATGCCGTTGATGATTTCGCGGTTTTTCGCAATGTATTCACGGTAGGTCATGTCCGCTACTTCCCTGCGGCGCTCTTCTGCGATCTTTGCTGCCTCTTTTACGTCGATTATTCTTTTTTCGGGCGGCTTTTGCTTCTTCGCTATTGGCTTGGCATTGTATATGCGCTGGCGAACATTTTTGTAATGATTGTGAAGTTCTTCAAGTGTTTGCATGGAATTACCACCCAAGCTTGCGTTTCACATCTGGCCACAAGTCAATGACAATACACACGCCCATGATTGCCAATGTCACGTTTACAAACGTCAGAAAGACAGCGACCATTAGACTGAGATACCAAGCCATATCTTACCTCATAGCCAGACGAATGTATTGCTGCTTGTAGGTCTCAGGACGCCGCGCAAGGCGCTTGTTCCAGCCACCGACGCCCGCAACGTGACACGCCGCCATCTGCGCATGCGTACGGACCCCCGAACGAATACAGCTCGCCATATGGGCAATACCGACACGAACCCCGTAATCACACTCGTTGAGCCGACTGCCGTCGAACCCCAGCGCACGCGCAGAGGAAGGCAGGACTTGGAGTACGCCGCGCGCATGGCCGTGACGCGTGCGAGGGCCGACCGCGCCGCAGTTGTAGGAGCTTTCGATCTGCGCAAGCTTGAGCGCAGTCTTGACCCATTGCGAGCCCAGCCGCGCCTGCGCTTCACGCGCAACGATTTTTGCCACGGCTTCTTTCTTTGCAGGCATGTGCTTTGGGAGCGTGCCGTATGGGCTACGGACTTCGTTGACCAGCGGTCCCGTCCAGTTGCTCGTTTTGTCACGGCTAAAGAACTCCGCAGCACCCATGTCCGCAAAGGCGGAAACCGTTGTAGCAAGGTAAAAAGTTGCAATAGCAGCTAGAGCTATCCTGATTTTCATTTCCACATTCTCCACATAATCATGAAAGCTGCCGTGACGACAGAAAGCGCCACGACAGCCACGTAGAGAATTTCGTCAGGACGAAACTTCTGCATTTTCTTCACGATAATACGGAGCAAGGCGAGAAGCCATAGCCTTAATATCATCTTCGACAGCTACGACAACGCTGCTGTCTTGCCGTGCGAACTGCGCTGCGAAAGCCATGTAGTTGATATTGTCAACGTAATGGTCTTTCTTTGTGCGGCTTTCTTGCAAGCGCGCCACTTTGTTCATGGCAAGGATCATGGCGACATCGTACTTGCTGATAGGCTTGTTCAAGGCAATTGTAGCAAGCTCAGCGCTGCGCTGGAAGCAGGCGTCTTCCGGGCCGTACTCTTTGCCACGTTCGGTAATCAGGGATGCGGCTTCTTTCAGAACTTCACGATGGTTCATTGTTACCTCCGGTTTTCGGATTGCTTGATGCGGGAGAGGCGAGCAACACGCTCCATTTCTCCCCTTTGGTTGGTCCGACTTGTGTGACCGCTTTCTTGCCTTTCGGAGTATTCGGTCACTTTTCCAATAAGATTGGTGTTCACAATGATATGGCCTTTGAACTCCCATTCAATCTGGCCATCGTTGAGAACGCCTACCTTATAGAACTGGCGCACGTTTACGAACTCGTTCTGCGCGATATATTGGCAGAACTGTTCCATACTTGTAATGCCGTCACATTCGCAAGTGATTTGATGCACAAGCGACCCTTGTGAAGACGGCATGTTCATCGTCATTTGGAATTTTATTGACGGCATTGGTTTTCCTTTATTGGACTGTGTGGGTCTTTTCGCTGTCTTCGTTTTCTTCGTCATCTTCGGATGACCCAAAAACATTCCCGAGAGCGTCAACAACAGCGCGAGCAGCGATAACCCCGAAGAGGGCCTTCATTGCGTCCATGCGCTCTTCTGACGGGATCATGGAAAGAATGCTAGCCGACACAACGGATATAACATTCATGCAGATATTCACTTCATGGCCGTCAAAAATGGTTCCGACCTTTTGGGCCAAATCTTCAACGGTCTCCGAAATGCGCGTGATTTCTTCTGTGTTCATCATAGCTTCCTCGTTAGAGCTTCATTTCCGCACGTTTGGTAGCCTCATGGCTCTGCCATTCGTGGAACTTCATTCTAATATACTCAAGCTGAACTTTCAAGAGCGAAGCTTTGTTTCTTGCCTCGACCATTGACTTCACATGCTCAATCCACTCTGGCGAAGCCTTCACTGTCATTTCAGCACGGCTTACAGGCATATCGCCAAGGGCAGTCATCATCTGCGACAGCATAGCGCTCTTGGTTTCTTCCAAGAGGCTAGCTGCGCAATCAGCATCAACCCATTTCTTAGCGATGATGCGGAACTGTTCGCTAAGGGGTAGATTATCTGTCATAGGAATTTGTTCCTAGAAAGGGATTTCGTCGTCCAAGGGCTCTTGTTTCTTGCTTTCCTTCTTGTGGTCGGAATTGCTTCCATTGGATTGCTTGTCACGGAAACTAAACGAAAACCATGCGTTCCCGTTCTTGTCTTTCTTGACCCAAATGTTGACCCACTTCATAGTGCCGTCAATCATCGCTTCCCCGGTATAATCAGCATGCTTGTCGCTTTCCTTGCGCTGATTTTTGAAAGCTGATCCGGTGTTATCGCGTGTTTCCCAAGCCATTACTTGTCCTTTCCGTACTTCTCGTTGAATTTCGCAACCTTTTCATCAAGCTCCGCAAGGAATTTGATGACCTCGCTCTCAAGAGCAGCAATCCTCTGCTGATCGCGCTTAACACGCATCACAATAAGCCTCATTTCTGGATGCGGCATTCTTGGATCAAAGCTGACAAAATCGCACCATTGACGGCCCGTGCATGCCATCTGCCACATCATTTGTGTGACGTATTTTTCTGGCACCGTTTCTGACAAAATAGTTTCAATGTGCGTGGCGCTGTTAGGGCATTTGATCTCTACAAGGCCATCATCGCCAATAAGGCCGTCAGGGCTAGCGCCCGATCCAACTATAAACGGATGGGGAACGAACCCGGTTTCCAGAACAAGCAAGCCTGTGGTCCCCTCAAACTCAGACCTAGCCTGTTCTTCCGTTTCCGTTCCCCACACCATTGCAGGCGAAGAGAATTTCTCTGTAGGCCTGCCGGTGATGCGCTCTATAAGAAGTTCTGCCATGTAATTAGCGCGGGAAGCCCCGTAGCCGCTCTTTGTACGCGCGACAACATCAGAGACGCGACTTGCAGTTACCTTGCCAACCCTCGCGGCAAACCATTCGTCAGAGCGCTGTTCCATGATTAGCCTTCGTCCTCGTCCTTGGGGGAAAACTTCGCGTCAGCATCAGTTGCCGCTTTTTTCAGGCGAGCCTTATGCTTTGACGAAAGCTTTGCGCGCCCGGTTTCGCCAATGTCGCGGAACCAAGAGGAAAGCGCTTCCATGCCAAGATTGGCTTCTGCCAATCCTTCGGTGAAAAGCTCTTCGGACACTTCCTCGGCCTTGACCTTCTCGGCCTCGGCTTGAACGCTCTTCACGGCTGCGTTGCCATCATCGTCTTCCGATGCGATGCACAGGATAGACATAATCCCATAGCGGCGCGCATAGGTAATAGCAGAGCCGATGCCGTGCGGATCATTTTTTCCGACAGGCATTTGCAGGGTTTCAGCGAAGAACTCACCTGACTTATGGAGAAGCATTGTCTCCACTTCGACCACAGGACCAGCCAAACGCGGAAACTGGATGATTGCCAACCCATTCTTGGCCAAGGGCTCGCGGATGACTGCCCTTACAGCGGCGAGGTCCGCGTATTTTGAATTGAAGAAGCTGTTCTTTGTGCCCTTTGATGCATCGTCAATCATCCCTTGGGCAGCGGATAGGGCGCCCGCGATTTCAGAAACTCCGTCCGACATTTTCATGTCTGTCTTCCTCATGCACGAATTGAGCGTTGTTCTTGTATAGCCACTGATCTAGGAACCCGGCGCTGTCAAAGCCGTTTTCGTAGAATAAGTTTCGGACTAGCTCGGCTATTTCCTCCGTCTTATCGGTTAAGGTATTCGCTTCTGTGTCCACCAGCCAGACGTTCTTGGGAGCCTCTATCTGTCCAGCGAATATAAGGTTTGCCATAGCCTCTGCGGTCTGGAAGTCGCCAAGGCGGGCCTCGCTTAACCAAGGCTCTTGGTACTTATCACTCCAAGGGGAAGAATTGAACGCCAGATAGAACTGCATCGCTTATCTCCAATTGATTTGCAGCATTACGATACAGCCAAGTATTTTTGTGGTCAAGCCCATTCGCTCATGATAGCCTCGGGGCATGAAGAAAGCCCGCAAAACATTCTACGCTCAAGAAATCATAGACCTGTTCTATGCTGGCAAAGATACGCTTGAAATTGCCAAGATTTTGGGTGTTGCTGAGAGCGACATCTACAACGTCCTCGCTTTTGCCAAGGCTGCAAAGGAAGCGTTCAATGACGATACGCCTGAGCCTCCCGTTTCCCCCATCCATGAACCGTTTGTGGAGAGCGAGTAAGGGCGGAGGCGTCTATAAAAGTAAGGCATACACCGATTGGCGCAAGGCTGCGGTCTGGACCATCGTAGCGCAAGCTCGGGGCTTGAGGCCTATCCCCGGAGCGTATAAGCTCAAGCTAGAACTGGTTCGGCCAGACAAAAGATACCGTGACCTTGACAATATGCTTAAGGCTGTCAGCGATGCTCTGACAGATAGCGGGGTCATTATGGACGACCGCATGTGTGAATGGATAGAGGCACGCTGGGTTAAGGATGGAGACCCGTGCGTGGTCACGTTGGAGGCGATAGATGGCAAAGATAACGATTGATATGCAGATCGCGGGAATGGAGCGGGCGGTTATCAATTTGCAGGGATCAATAGATATTCTGCGTGGATTGGTGGCAAAAAAGGCAAGAGACCCAATTGAATTGCAAATGAAAGAAAGTTGGCTGCCGGAATTGCAGGCGGCGCTGGAAACTCTGAAATTTGTCAAAAATAATCAGGACGCAATAAGACAGGCTGTCAGGAAGTAGCGTCTTAATCCTCCGTTAAGACCTTGACGTTATGTCTGGTTTATGACATAATGTCTGGACGGAAAGTCTTAATGGAGGTTTTAATGACTAAAGAACCATGCGCTTTTACTAATCCCGCATTGTGGCGCGCATTTTGTGCCGCAACAGAGCGTGATATTGCGCCGTCCTACAATTGGACAGAGCAAGATGTCCGGTTTTGGTTTGATGAAAATGATAAATCTCAGGCTGAAATTAAGGATTTCCAGACAATTAGTCAGGACGAAACGTCCTCTTTCTCCCCGCCGGACACGCCTAAACAGGACAAAGTGTCTCGTCACAACGACGAATTGAGGGCAGAATTTGCCACCCGAATTTATAATCTGGATTTCACCGTGAGGGAGGCGGCAATCAGTTTGGGCGTGACAGAACGCACCATTAGCCGCTGGCTCAATGGCCATGCCCCTGTGCCAAGGATGGCGGTCATGTCGCTTGAGCTGCTCGAATTGAGGGGGTAGTGTGTAAAAGTTGAGGCCCCGGAGTTTGCCGCTCCGGAGCCTCGTATCACAACCCGCGTCCTGACCGCGTGTTGAACTTAAGCGGATATTTAGCCGCTTCTGCTCAATCGCGCAAGACCTAACTTGAGTATATGCGCGATGGGATACCACGCCAAAGAGTGGGCCTTCAAACAAATCGTTGGATGCTGTCAGGACAAAATGGTGCTTATCGCCATTGCTCACTATGCGTCCGACAAAGACCGCACATGCTGGCCGTCAATCAATAGCTTGGCAATAGATTGTTGCCTGTCCTATCGGTCTGTTTCACGCAGCCTGAAAAGCTTGGAAGAGCTTGGCCTTATCAAGCGGATACATCGGTTCAAAAAGGGCGCAAAGACATCCAATGCTTACGTGCTGGGCGAGGAAAACCAAAGCTGTAGCATATCGAAAAACGCCGATCAGGGGATAGGACCAATAGACCTATGGGATAGGACTAATAGTCCTATGGGGTAGGCCCAATAGTCCTATAGAACCTGTCATTGGAACCTACCAATAGAACCTGCTCAATACTCGGAGTACCTTAGCCAGTAAGGGAATAGGTTATTAATAGTAACTCTTAGAATACTCATAGTAACTCTAACAGGGGAAAGCTAAGCAATGAGCATGTATGACGATCTGAGAGACTACCAGCAGGAGACCATCGCCAAGCTTCGGCAATCGCTCGCCTCTGGCAAAAGGAAACCTGTGGTCCAAGCTCCCACTGGGGCAGGGAAGACCATCATGGCTGCGGCCATCGTCCGAATGGCTCGGGAAAAGGGCAAGCGGGTTATCTTCTGCGTCCCGGCGATCAGCCTGATTGACCAGACCGTGGAAAAGTTCGCTCGCAATGGGATCACCGAAGTCGGGGTAATTCAGGCCGCGCATCCCATGACCGACCATACCCAACCGGTTCAGGTCTGCTCGGTCCAAACGCTAAGCCGTCGCAAAATACCCGAAACCGATCTTGTCATCGTTGACGAGTGCCACGTCCGGTTCAAGCTTTACGACGAATGGTTTGACAGCCCGGCTTGGAAGAAAATCCCGTTCGTCGGCCTTACTGCCACGCCTTGGTCAAAGGGTATGGGCAAGCTTTGGGACGATCTGGTTGTCTGCACCACAACGGCAGAGCTTATCGAGCGCGGCCATCTGTCAGATTTCAAAACCTACGCCCCGGCTCACCCGGACCTGTCGAAGGTTAAAACCGTCGCTGGCGATTACGAGCTTAAGGGCTTGGGCGAGGCCATGAACAAAAAGGGCCTTGTGGCAGACATCGTGTCAACTTGGCTTGAGCGCGGCGAAGGCAGGCCTACCCTGTGCTTCTGCGTTGACCGCCTGCATGCCAAGCATGTCCAAGAGCAATTCAAGGCTGCGGGCGTTTCGACGGATTACATCGACGCCTTCACCGATCTTGATGATCGCAAGGAAATCGAACGCCGGTTCATCGCTGGCTTCACCAAAATCGTCTGCAATGTCGGCGTCCTGACAACCGGCATCGACTGGGACGTTCGGTGTATCATTCTCGCCAGACCCACCAAGTCCGAAATCCTGTTTACGCAGATTGTCGGGCGAGGACTGCGCACAGCCGTTGGCAAAGATTACTGTTTGATCCTCGACCATAGCGACACAACGCTGCGGCTCGGGTTTGTCACGGACATTCACCATCCTCAACTTGACCTCGGGACCAATAGCCGCCCGTTGCTCAAGGACAAAGAAATTCTGCCAAAGGAATGTCCTAAATGCGCTTTCCTCAAACCGCCTAAAGCTCGCGAATGCCCATCTTGCGGATTTGTTGCAGAGCCAAAAACCGATCTCCACAACGCAGAGGGTGAGTTGCACGAGCTTACCCGTGGCAAAAAGCTAAAGCCTTCGGACTGGCCACTTGAGTTCAAGCAAAAATTTTATTCGGAATTGATCCTATACTCGCAACAGAAGGGCTACAAAAAGGGGTGGGCCTATTGGAAATACAAAACCAAGTTCGGGGTCGCCCCTTCGCATTTGCTTCGACCGGTTGCAGCAACTAGCATATCGCCAGACACGCAATCTTGGATCAAGCATGTGAACATTGCTCAAGCCAAAGCGAAAGCCAAGGCATCCGGTTCAAGCTCAGATCATCGTCGCCCTGCCAATTGAGGGAAATCATGCGTCCAGACATCGACCAAATCGCGACCGGCCATTGGCAAACCATCCTGACAAGCTTTGGCATTGGCTCAGAGTACCTACGCAATCGGCACGGGCCATGCCCATTGTGCGGCGGGTCAGACAGGTTTCGTTTCGACAACCGCGACGGGAGGGGAACTTATTTTTGCTCCCAATGCGGATCAGGAAACGGGATGCAACTGGCGACACGCTATGCAAAGCTTAACTTTAACGAGGCATATGACCGGATCGCCAAACTGGTCGAAGGGAAAGCCCCGAAGGCATGGCGGGCCAAGGCGGACCAAGATACGTGCATGAAGGCCATCATCAGGGCGTGGCAGAGCGGGCAGGAGGCCACTAATTTGACCGGGCCGGTGCAGGCCTACCTGAAAAAGCGGACGGGCCGTCACTGGGCTTCTAATAGCCTTAGAGAGTGTACCGCGATATGGAACAATCATGAACAAAAACATTTTCCAGCTATGGTCTGGAAGGTCGCCAGCCCGGAAGGCAAAGCTATTAACCTTCACATTACCCACCTAACCAGCGATGGGGAGAAGGCGCAGATTGAAAGAGCCAAGCTGTTCATGGCCGGGACCATCCCCGAAGGCAGTGCCATCCGCCTCATGAAAGAGGCTCCGATCATGGGGGTTGCGGAGGGCGTCGAGACCGCACTAGCCGCAAGCATCATGTTTGGCATGCCGGTATGGGCGACAGGAAATGCCACGCTTCTCGCTAAATGGGCTCCGCCAGAGCTGGCAGAAAAGATAACGATTTTTGGCGACAACGATGAAAGCTTTACAGGTCATGCCAAGGCCTACGCATTGGCAAATCGCTTGACAGTCCAATTCAAGAAACAGGTTGATGTAAAAATCTGTCCAGAAATCGGGAAAGATTTCGCTGATATGCTGGGCCTCAAATGAAAAGAGGGGCCGAAGCCCCTCTAAGATCAAGCGATACTCCAGTTATCACTGTCTCGCGTTTCTATTCGTTCCTTCCCGTCATATTCTTCGATCTTGTAAGCCGTTCCTTTTGGAAGTTCGACGACATCAAGTCTTGAGTATTCACTGTTTGCGGCATTGCCAAGAGCCTCGACAACAGCGACAAGAGTTGTGTCTGTTCGTGACACGCTGGAACAATGCCCAAAATCATAATCACATACATCCCCACGTTCGCTTATGTCCCCCTTAATGCACCAGCCTCCCCATTTTGGATTTCCCGACAATTCGCGGGCCAGCAAAACAGCCTGCCTACTAAGCCCAAACCCACCGTAGCAGCGATTTACAACTATCTTAGTCGTTTCCATTGCTTCTCTCCTTACCAGCTTGCCCGGTATTCAACCGACTTGATTTCACCGCGCAGAACGCTTTCGTCCTCAACCCATGCGATTGCTTTGGTGAAAATCTCAACGGCCTCTTCTTTAAATTCAGCCGCCCATCGCCTTTCCTCTTCGCTCTCGGCATCAGATCGTGCCGACTTCCCAAAGAAAAACCCTTCCGTGTGTGGCAGTTTATCCGCCAAGATAGCTTCGATTATTTTTCGCATATGTTCTGTTGTCAGGCTGATAGGCGCGCAATCATCGACACCATCCGCAAATGTTTGCACAATGTAGCCGTGCAGGTCTGGCTCTTTGCGCCAATACCCAAGCTCAAGGGTTTTCTCTTTGATCTGGAAACCGTCTTCAACCGG